GATATCATCGTTCAATACGTTGTTCCACCACACGGTGCTAGTCATGCTAGTGAAGCAACTGGTGTTACTGGACACGCAATTGCTACGATCACCTCCGTTGCATCCGGTGGTGGTTTGGATAGCAACTTCATCGAAATTCTTACAAATGAAGCACCGAGTACGGCGTTCCCTGCTGGTTCAACCTTTGGTTCTGGTGGTGGTGAATCCGCTGGTGATACCTTCGGTTCTGTCTTCAATCTTCCTCGCGATATGTTCTCGGGGATGAACGATCTTACTGGTGGTTCAGAGATCGCCGCGAAGTTCGAACTACAAACTCTTCAGAAGATTGGTAAGTTCACACTTGAAACTGATGCTGGACTCGCAGGGGGAACCCTTGCTGGTTCTGGAAACACCGCTAGTGTTGAGTGGAAGTATTCAAATAGTTTCAGTGAAGCACTACCAGCAGCATCCGATTATGTCTCCACCCGTGGCGGCACTAACGACCTCGTTCATATCGCGGTCGTTGACCAACTCGGTGCATGGAGTGGCACGCCAGGAACAATCCTAGAGACCTTCGAATCTGTTTCCAAAGCACCCAATGCCAAAGACTTCAGAGGTAGAAGCATCTACTATGTCGATAGAATCAATAGTGATTCCTCGTATGTCTGGTGGGGAGATCATCCACCATCAACGGCTATCGGATCGACTGGTCAAAACTGGGGCACAGATGCCTCTGATAGTGGTTCTGAGTTCAAGACTCTCAATACAAACGTATACTCTGCCCTAACTGGTGGCGCACTTGTCACACCAACGGACTTCTTCACTGATGGTTACGATCTCTTCAAGGATTCGGAAACTGTCGATGTGAACTTGCTCCTCGGTGGGCCGCTCACTGGTGTTGAAGCGAAAAACCTTATCGCTCTCGCAGAGGATCGTAAGGATGCAGTTACATTCCTTTCACCGCCTGAGTCTGCGGTGGTGGACAAGACTGCTCGGGTCGCAACCGCGAACGCAGTTGCATATCGAACTGGTGTGAATGCTTCTGACTCTGGTGGTGACTTCGACGGAACCTCCAACAACGTCAACACTTCTTCGTCTTACGCATTCCTCGATAGTGGCTACAAGTACATGTACGACCGCTACAACGATGTCAACCGATATGTGCCTCTCAATGGTGATGTCGCTGGTATCGTGTGTCGATCTGATGAACTTACCGATCCGTGGTTCTCGCCTGCCGGCTTCAACCGTGGTCAGGTTCGTGGTGTTGTGCGTCTAGGTTACAACCCAATCAAGTCCCAACGAGACGATCTGTATGTTGATCAAATCAACCCTGTCGTATCTTTCCCCGGAGAAGGCACTGTCCTCTTTGGAGATAAGACTCTACAGAGTAAGCCAAGTGCGTTCGATAGAATCAATGTTCGTAGATTGTTTATCGTCCTTGAGAAGGCAATCGCAACAGCGTCTAAGTTCCAACTCTTCGAACAGAACGATGCCTTCACACGGGCACAGTTCATCAACATCGTTGAACCTTTCTTGAGAGATGTTCAAACCCGACGAGGTATCACCGACTTCAAGATCGTGTGTGATGACTCGAACAATACGGGTCAGGTGATTGATAGAAACGAGTTTGTTGCTGACATCTTCATTCAGCCCACTCGATCCATCAACTTCATCACTTTGAACTTCGTTGCTACAAGAACTGGTGTAAACTTTGATGAAATCGGTTCGGGACTCTGATAGATACTAGTAGATACCCCGTAAGGAGAAACGAATGTCGCTAAACATCAACCAGTTCAAGAACAGCCTTCTCAATGGTGGTGTTCGACCAAACCTGTTCCGTGTGAACGGTAACATCGGAAATACCCCCGCACCAAGCGAACTGGGTTTTCTAATTAGGACAGCGGCACTACCTGAGACCACACTTGGTCAAATTGAAGTGCCCTTCCGTGGTCGAAAACTAAAACTGCCAGGCAGTAGGGAGTACGCAGAGTGGACTATCACCATCATCGCAGATGGTGAGTTCAAGATTCGTAACGCTTTCGAGCGTTGGGTCGATGATATCTACTCCGCAGTCGGTAACGTCGCAAGTGATGAACATGACCTCAGTGGAGCATTGTTCCCAACATGGGGCGTTGACCAACTAAATAGAAAGGGAGAACCGATCAAGTCGTATCAGTTCTTCTACTGCTTCCCATCTTCAGTCGGACAGATGGAACTTGATGCCGAAAACGAGGATCTAGCAACCTTCGAAGTGACCCTACAGTACTCGTACTTCCTAACGAACGACGGTACAGACGAAACTACCAATCTTGGAGTCGCGCCGCTTCCGGGCGATTCTCAGTAACAGTAATTTCTTGAGGATATAAATTATGCCAGTAGATCTTTTCGGATTTTCCATCGGAAGATCCAAACTAAATCAACCAGTTGATGTTACGTCAACTACCACGAACTACCCTTCTTTTGTTGTTCCCACAGCAGAAGAGGGTGCTTCGTATATTGACGCCGGTGGGTTTTATGGTGCGTACCTAGACCTAGATGGTGCTATCAAAACAGAGTCTCAAGCAGTTGCAAAGTATCGTGAAATGGCTTTGCATCCTGAAATTGAGTCAGCGGTCGAAGACATTTGCAATGAAGCAATTGTCTATAGTGATCTTGGTCACTCTGTAAACCTTATGCTTGACAACAATGACAATTTCTCAGATTCTATCAAGCAAAAAATCTATGATGAGTTTGATGAAATTCTTCGCATGTTGGATTTCGATAACAGAGGTTATGAGATGTTCCGTCGATGGTACATTGATGGTAAGGGATATTACCACATCATCATCGATGACAAGAATCCTAAGAAGGGGATTCAAGAACTCAGGGCCATCGATGCGAGAAAAATTCGTAAGATGGTTGAACTGAAAAAGGGAACCGATACCAAAACCAAAACGAAGGTTGTAAAGGGAACATCTGAGTTCTACGTTTATAGAGAAAAAGAGACTGACCAGACTGGTATCAAAATTGCCCCCGAGTCAATTTGCTACTTCCACTCTGGACTGTATGATGCGAACAGTGGTCGTGTTCTCAGTTACCTCAATAAAGCAATCAAGCCACTAAACCAGTTGAGAATGGTTGAGGATGCGTTGGTCATTTACAGACTCTCGCGGGCGCCCGAGCGTAGGATCTTCTACATTGATGTTGGTTCCTTGCCTAAGAACAAAGCGGAACAGTACGTCAAGCAGTTGATGAACCGCTATCGAAACAAGTTGGTCTACGACGCAAACACTGGTGAGATTCGAGACGACAAGAAATTTATGTCCATGCTCGAAGACTACTGGCTACCTCGTCGTGAAGGTGGTAAAGGAACGGAAATTGACACTCTATCTGGTGGTGAGAACCTCGGAGAGATGGATGATGTCGAATACTTCCAGAAGAAGTTGTATCGGGCATTGAACATTCCAATGACTCGACTCGAAGCAGACAATGGATTCAACATGGGTCGTGCCTCTGAGATTTCTCGGGACGAACTCAAGTTCTCCAAGTTTATCGCTAGACTGCGAAACAAATTCAACTACCTATTCCTGAGACTACTTCGTACTCAATGTATTCTCAAAGGCATTATGTCTGAGGAGGAGTGGAAGAAGATCGTTGGAGACATTCGTTTTGACTATGTGAGTGATTCACACTTTGCAGAGTTGAAAGAGTATGAAATCGTCAACGAGAGAATGTCTGTTCTTCGTGATGTTCAAGAGTATGTTGGTCAATACTACTCGCTTGAATATGTGAGAAAGCACATCCTAAGACAGACGGATGAAGAAATCATGGAGATGGATAAGCAAATTCAGAAGGAGAGAGAGGCTGGTCTGATTCCAGACAAGAACTCTATGGGAGGTTTCTAATGAACTCTAGGCGCGTTATCGATTGTGTTATGCGAGGGGACAACGAAGAAGCAACACGCATTCTTCGTGAGAGTCTTGATCGTAAGCAAGTAGAAGCCACTCTTGAACAGAGTGTTGCTATTGCATATGACGCAATCCACGAAAGTGATAACGCTGCTGCTGCGGCCGATGCGGCCGCTGAACAAGGTCTACCGGATCCAGCACTTGATCCTGCAATGACCAAAGAGTTTTTCCTCAAGAGTTTTGAGGTAGATGGAACACCAGTGACTCTCAAGAAATTGGGTCTTGGTGCCTCTGCTCCTATTTCATCTTTTGTTGGCGGTGAGCGGTGGGAAATGTTTATGACCCCACAGCAAGCAACTCGCGAGGCAAAGAAGTACATCACCTCTGGTCAGTATAAGAAAGATGCTGATGCGAGAGCGGCAGCAATTGCAGCGGCCGAGAAGGAAGCAGAAAAAGAAGACAAACCATCTGTCAAGAAAGAGTCTGTTGAACTTGACGAAAATGTTCAGAATCAAGTCAAGCGTATGGACAAAAAAGACAAGCAAAAACTCGCAGACAAACTGAATGCTTTGGATCTCAGCGGCTATGGTGACTACGAGGCTAGAGTTGACAATGTTCACAAATTCAAGCCCAGTGACTTGAAGATGGCAATGCAGATGATGTCATTGAAAGAACAAGCACAGTTCTCAAATGTGATCAAAAAAGCCGAGGACATGGCAAAGCGAATGCGTAAACCGATTACGGTCATGCAGCATACATCAAACGGTGATTATGAGTTTGCAGGCAATCGGGATGAAATTCGCAAACTCGAAAGAAAGAACTATGAGATCGTTGATACAGTCAACGAAGATGTACAACTTGATGAAAAGATCAAGGGTCTCGAAAATAAGTCAAAGAAGAGTGGTATTGCATACGGTATTCTAAAGAAGGTGTATGACAGAGGTATGGAGGCTTGGAGATCAGGTCACCGTCCCGGTGCTACTCAACATCAATGGGCATTTGCTCGCGTCAACAGTTTCATTACTGGTGGTAAGACTCGCACAACCGCAGACAAAGATCTTTGGGCCCAACACAAGGGCAATAAGAAAGAGTCTGTCGAGGAAGGTTTGCGACAAGCGATGTCTGGTAAGAAAGAGACTGATTCGCAGAAGCAGAAGCGGCGCGAAAAGGACAACTTTGATCTCTACATGAAGAGACAGAAGCGTGTTGCTGCACTCCGAGGAGATAAGAGTAGTCGTAAACTTACTCCAGGCCAAGAAAAGCACTATCGACAAACTGCAAAACTGCCTGAGGAAACTCAACTACATGAGGCAACCAAGTCTTACAAGTTCAAAAACTTCAAGACCGCAGACGCATTCGCAAAGGCGTGTGATGAGATTGTTGACTCATCCGATCTAACTGTAAACAAGAAAACAAACGAAGTAACCGTTGAATTTAGACGTAGAACTGATGAAATGATTATTGATTCTTTGGCTAAGGATTACGGGGCCTGAAAGTACGAAGGCACTAAATACTTGAAGTAGGGAATACCCAGAAGGAATAGACATGTCCAACTCAAAAGACATTATTACAGCATTATCAGACGGTGATCTTCTCAAGGCCCGCGAACTTGTCAACGATGACTTGCTAAGTCGTGTTGCTGTCAAGATCGACGAGAGAAGTCGATCCCTCGCAAACACTGCCTTTGACAATAATAAGGTCGAAGAAGTAGAGACCGTGAACGAGGAGGAGGACACTGAGTACGAGAAGTTCTTCCGTAAAGCACTAAAGAAGTTTGGTGTTAGCGATCCAAGTGAGTTTGATAGTGAAGAAAAGAAGAAAGAATTTTTCGATTACGTCGATAAAAACTACAAGTCTGATGTAGAGAAGGCAACCGGCAAGGAAGACCCTGACGCTGATGACGAAGAAAAGGTCGCTAGAGATAAGGCGAAAAAGAAGTCATGAAACTAATCAAAGAACTCAATGAAGAAATCAACGCCGAGGTGATCGTCGAAGAAAAGGACGGAAACAAGTCCTACTTCGTTGAGGGTGTCTTTATGCAAGCCGAAAAGAAGAACCGAAATGGGAGGGTCTATCCCAAAGAGGTTCTTTTCAAGGAAGTGGAAAGATACAATAAAGAGTATGTTGACACTGGTAGAGCAATGGGAGAACTCGGACACCCAGACGGCCCCAGTGTAAACCTTGAGCGTGTGTCTCACGTTATCAAGGAACTCAAGCAAAGCGGAACCGATATCGTTGGAAAGGCAAAGATTATCGATACACCCTATGGCAAGATCGTCAAGAACTTGCTAGATGAAGGAGTGAAGATCGGTGTCTCGTCTCGCGGTATGGGTTCTATCAAGGACAACAACGGCACAAATGAGGTTCAGAAAGACTTCATGCTATCCGCCGTTGATATTGTTGCCGATCCATCTGCACCCAACGCATTTGTTGAGGGTGTTATGGAAGGTAAGGAGTGGGTCTGGAACAACGGTGTTCTAGAGCCTAGAATCATCGACTCGTACAAAGGTACTATTTCTAGTGCCGGTCGAAGCGAACTGGAAGAGGCGAAGTTATATGCTTTCGCGGATTTCCTCTCAAAGTTGATGGATGTCTAAATAAAAGGACTTGTTTGAAGGAGCATTCGAATGTCAGACAGAACACTTGAAACTGCTAGAGAGATCCTTGAAGGTCGTACCAGCGCCGAGGAAATGACTCAAGCACAAGAAATGAAGCACATGATGGCTGCGTATCAAAAGCATCTCGAAATGAAGCACATGCCAGAGGAAGAAATTGCCGAACGCATGAAAGAGATGAAAGAGATGTCTCATGAAGAGATGAAAGAAATGATGAAGAGAGAGAAGGTCAAGTATGAGATGGCCGAAGCCGAGGAAGATATGGACGCCTCGGGTAAGGGATCTATGGATACATCCGGTAAGGGTGTTGAACTTGGAACTCTCGATGGTGCTAAGAAGGCTAAGAAGTTGAAGGAACCCAAGACTTCCGGCCCAGCAGGTAAGGTTGAGACTCCTAGCATGAAGGAGCATCTCGAAAGCCTATTTACCGGCGAAGAACTTAGCGAGGACTTCAAGACCAAGGCTGAGACTCTATTCGAGTCCGCTATCTCCCTACAAGTCGAACAGATCACCAGTGATCTTGAAGAGCAGGCAAACGCACAGGTCGAAGAGATCTGCGAAGCGTATCGCAACGATCTCGCTGAGAAGATGGATGACTATCTCTCTTACGTCGTTGACGAATGGATGAAGGACAATGAACTCGCTGTTGAGCGTGGTATCAAGGGCGATATTGCCGAGTCCTTTATTACTGGTCTCAAGGGTCTCTTTGAAGATCACTACATTGATGTTCCTGCTGAGAAGTATGACCTCCTCGAAGGTCTATACACTAAGGTCGATGATCTTGAAAGCAAGATGAACGAACAAATCGAGAAGAACATGCAGATCTCCAAAGATCTTCTTGAGTCTCGTTGTTCAGAAGTCTTCCTCAAGGTTGCTTCCACTCTCACGGACACCGAAACCGAGAAGTTGGCCTCTCTCGCTGAAGGCATCGTGTATGACGATGTTGATCAGTACTCTGAGAAGTTGTCAATTCTCAAAGAATCGTACTTCGACGGTTCCGAGGAGGAAGAAGTTGTCCTCGAAGCCGAAGAAATTGAACATGACGGCACTCTAGTCGAAGCAACCGAAGAGGATGCTCCCGTGTTGAGTGAGTCTATGCAGCGTTATGCTGCCGTGCTTGGTAAGGTCGCTAACGCCCCCAAGCAACTCTAATTTTCCTTTTCACTTGTTTTCCATTACACTAGGAGTTCTAAAATGAACAATACCCTGCTTTCTGAGCAAATTCAGCAAAAATGGGCCCCAGTGCTAGAACACGCTGATCTTCCTAAGATCACCGACTCATACCGTAAGAATGTGACCGCTGTCCTTCTAGAGAACCAAGAAAAGTTCCTCCGAGAAGCAGCCAGCGTATCCCCCACTAACTCCGGTATGGTTTTCCCTGGCGCTGATGGCTCTGGCGATATCGCATCGTTCGATCCCGTCCTCATCTCTCTCGTCCGTCGTGCTATGCCTAACCTCATTGCTTACGACATCTGCGGCGTTCAGCCAATGAACGGCCCTACTGGTCTTATCTTCGCAATGAAGAGTAAGTACACCGGCAAGGCTGGTCAAGAGGCACTCTTCGACGAAGCATCGACCGACTACGCTGGTCTCACCTCTGGTGTTACCACTAACGGTTTCGGTGTGTACACCGCTGGTGGTGACGGCGACGCCACCAACTTGGGCGCAGACCTTTCA